CCAGCATCGGCAATGCCGTGACGGCGGTTCCCTTTGCCGTCGATGCGCTCATCGCGCCGTTTCGCCGCGTTGGCGTCTGATCTTTTCAACAGGAGATCCTCATGACTGACATTTCCGTCACCGCCGCCAGCGTGCTGGCCGGCACCGATGCCACGATCGAGAACGGCTCGGCCGGCGAGGCGATCGCCGCCGGCAAGGCGGTCTATAAATCCTCGACCACGAAAAAGTGGATGCTCGCCGATTCGAACTCGGCCACGGCAGAGGCGCGCAAGGCGACCGGCGTCGTGCTGAATGGCGCCGCCCTGAACCAGCCGGTAACGGTGCAGCGGGCCGGCGACATCACGATCGGCGCGACGCTCACGGCCGGTACCGACTATTACCTCTCCGATACGCCCGGCGGCATCTGCCCGCGCGCCGATATCGGCTCCGGCGAATATGTCTGTCTGCTCGGCCTTGCCAAGTCGACGACCGTGCTGGCGCTCGACATCTCCTATCCGAACGTCTCGCTCTAGCTTTGCCCTGGGTGCGGTTCACGGCCGATTTCGACTTCTCGCCGGTCCCGCTGCGTGGCCATGTGACCATTGCCTACAAGGCTGGCATGTCGGCGAACGTGACGCGCGGGTGCGCCGAACATGCCGTGAGCGCCGCCAAGGCGGAGCACATCCCTTCACCGAAGCGGAAGGATAAGGTCGATGCCGGGAGCCGGTAGCCTATCCTGGCGGATGCGGTTCGAGCAGCCGGTTGGGGGCTCCGATGGCGCCGGCGGCATCTATACCGGCTGGGAGACCCGTTTCACGGTATGGGCCGAGTTGTTCAATGCCGGCGGCTCCGAAGCCGTCATGGCCGCGCGGCTCGAGGGGAAGTCTCTCGTCCGTGTTCGCCTTCGCGCCTCCAGCCAGTCTCGCCTGATCGGTACCGACTGGCGGATGATCGATGCCCGCTCCGGCGAAATCTGGAACATCCGCGAGGTCGATCCGGTCACGGAAGCTCGGGCGTTCGTTCTACTGCGTTGCGAGCGGGGCGTTGCGACCTGATGAAAATCCAGAACAAGGATCGTTTCCTGAAGAAACTCGCCGCGATCCCACAAGCGGCGCGGCAGGAAATGCAGGCTGCGCTGAAGACGAGCGGCGACGAGATCGCCGACCTTGCCCGCTCCTTCGCGCCCAAGAAATCCGGGGCACTCGCCCGTTCCATCGGTTCGACGATCGGCGCCTATGTGACCGACAATGCCAATGTCCGAGGCGTCCAGGCGACTGCCGGTGGCCATGATCTCTCCGTCACGATCCATGCCGGTGACGCCCAGGCCTATTATGCCGCCTTCGTCGAGTTCGGGACGGCGCCGCACCCGAATGGCGGTCTGTTCAAGGGGTCCGAGCATCCGGGATCCTCGCCGCAGCCGTTCTTCTTTCCGGCCTTCCGGCTCGGCAAGAAGCGGGCAAAGTCGCGGATCAGCCGAGCGATCAACAAGGCAGCGAAGAAGGTCGCGGCAGGATCATGATCGGGGCGGAACTGCAGATTGCCATTGTCGCGGCATTGGCGGCCGACCCGCCGCTCTGCGACGGGCGCATCTATGACCGCGTCCCGGTCGGGGCAGTGTTTCCATACCTCACTGTCGGCGATGAGCAGGTCGTTGATGATGGCAATAGCTGCAGCGATGGCTGGGAGGTCTATGCCGACATCCATGCCTGGTCACGGCCGACACCGACGTCGAAGGTTGAATTGAAGACCTTGGCCGCCGCGGCCGTGACGCGGCTGAACACTCTTCTCGCGGTGGCCGGTTTCACGGTCGTGATCGCATCGCTGGAAAGCCTGCGCTCGCTTCGCGACCCCGATGGCCTGACCGAGCATGCGGTCATCACCATGAAATACGTCCTGCAACCCGAATAACTGCCTCGACAGGAGATCCTCTATGCCGACCGTCAAGACGATGAACGGGACGAGCCTGCTCGTCCAGATTGGCGACGGCGCGTCGCCGGAGAACTTCACGCATGATTGCCTGATCAATACCTCGCGCGGCATCCAGTTCTCGGCCGATACGAACGAATTCATCGTGCCGGACTGCATCAACGTCGAGGATCCTGCCTGGAAGGAAGTCACCAAGGATGGCCTTTCGGCGGCGGTCAATGGGGCCGGCATGGCGAATACCCCGTCGATCAAGGCCTGGTTCGACTGGTGGCGCGGCAAGGACACGAAGAACTGCCGCATCCGCGTCAATGTCGATGGCGCCGATGGGGGCGGCTATTGGCAGGGCGCCTTCCATCTGACGAGCTTCGAGGTCACCGGCGAGCGCAACGCCAAGGCCGAGAACACCGTCTCGCTCATGTCGAGCGGTGAGGTCGTCTGGGTGGATGCCACCTGATGAACCGGCATGCCGCCGTTGAACTCGACTTCGCCGACGGAACCTTTACGTTCCGGCTCGGCCTCGGCGAGATCGAGGAGTTGGAGGCGAAGCGGGACTTGAGCCTATTCGCCATCGCGCGCCGGCTTCACCCCGATCGTCGCGACAGCCGGCTCGCCGATCTTTCCGAGGTGCTTCGTCTTGGGTTGATCGGCGGCGGCATGTCGCCGATCGATGCGCTCGCCAAGGTCCGCCGCTATGTCGATGAGCGGCCGATCGATGAAAGCCGGGACATCGCCTATGCGGTGGTCCTGGCAGGCCTCTCCCGCGTCCGCTCGAAAGAGATCGAGGCAGAATCGGGGGAAGCCGACGCGGCGAAGACGAACGGCTCGACTTCGCCGCGATCCGCGGAAACGCCGTCCTGATGAACATCGCCGATGTCGGCGCTCTGTCGCTCGGCCAATGGGCTGCGATCTGCCGCGCATGGAACCTTGCCCATGGTGACGGCAAGGCAGTGCCGCCGACCGAGGATGAATTCGATCGTGCCGTTCTGCGCGCTCGGGGCTTGGCGTAGCCAGATGAGGTGTCGTCGTGGCGATTGAAGTCGAGAAGATGATCGCCGTCCTCGAGGCGCGGATCGACAAGTTCGAGAAGAACCTGGCGAAGGCCTCCGGCACGGCCGACCGGCAGTTCACGAAGATCGAAAACCGCGGCGCCGCCATGACGAAGCGGCTCGAAAGCAGCTTCGGCACCAACTTTCTGAAAGGCGCAGCGACCGGCGCGCTGGGCGCTTTGCTGGCGGGCTTCAACGTCAGTGCTCTCCGCGATGCTGTGAAGGGCCTTGGTGATCTCGCGGATCTGTCAGGAAAGATCGGCATTGCTGCGGATCAGATCCAGGCCCTTCGCTATGCCGCAGAGCAGTCCGGTGGATCGATCGAGGCGGTCGATACGGGACTTGTGCGGTTCGTCAAGAATGTCTCGGACGCCGGGCGCGGTACGGGCGATCTTTACAACGTCTTGAAGGCAAACGGCGTCGCCCTCCAGGACCAGGCGGGCAATCTCAGATCGTCGACGGATCTGTTCGGCGTGTATGCCGATCTCGTCGCCAATGCGAAAAACCCGCAGGACCAGCTCAATCTCGCGGTTATGGCCTTCGGTAAGGCGGCTGGTCCTGATCTCGTTGGCCTGTTGAAACAGGGCAGCGTCGGGGTTGATGAATTGACGGCGAAGGCGCAGACGGCCGGGCGCGTTCTCGGCAATGACGTGGTTGCCGAGGCGGACGCGCTCGACGACAAGATGGCGGAACTGGAGGGCCGTCTCTCGACGACCTTCGGCGAATTTGCGGTGAAGACGGGTCCGCTGCTCATTCAAGGCCTGACCAGCATCAATGAGCTTGTGGCAAACATCGCCGCGACCTTGAACAGCTGGCCGACACAGAAGCTGGATGATCTGGTCAATTGGGCCCAGAACCAGATGGCGATTTCCGGCCGCGCCTTCGGCGAGGCCACGGGACTGCGGCAAGCCGGCACAGAGACGTTTCGCGCGCTGGGTCTGCCGGCGCCAGCTGTGCAGCAGCAGGATGCTGCCTACGCCGATTTTGAATCGCGCCGCGCCCGGGCGATGAGCGCGCTGGGTGATGCGCCGGCGAAGGCGGCGGCAAATAGTGCGACGGCAACGATCGTGCCGAAGGCAGGAAGCTCCGCTTCCGATCGTGCCAATGAATATGATCGCCTGGTCAAGTCCATCAAGGATCGCACTCAGGCCGTTGTCGCCGAGACAAATGCGCAGGCTGGTCTGAATCCTCTTGTGGACGACTATGGCTTTGCCGTCGAGAAGGCCCGGGCCGAGCAGGATCTTCTCAATGCTGCAATCGCCGCCGGCATCAACATCACACCGGAACTC